GCCAGCGTGTCGATACCACTTGCCGCATCTACCGCGCCGACCGTGTGGTTGCCGTCGATGATCTTCGCCCGGATGCCGTAGATGCCGCCATAGGTCGAAGTACCGTCGCCGTTGAACAGGCAGTCATCTTCCTTGACCGCGAAGGCATAGGCCATCTCGGAAGCAAGGTGATCACCCAGGTCGATCACGGCGTCATCAGCGTAAGACTTGGCAATCCGGGTGAGGCTGGAAACTTCACGCGCCACCAGGTTCACGTCATCGAATGCAGCATCGGATGCCGTAGTCGCTTCATTGCGACCAGGGAAATAAGCCGTCACACCGGAAACGCGCCGTGGCACGGTAGCGGTATCAGACCCCATCGGCACGATGCGGCAACGCTGACGCGCCACGCCGTAGGTCTCCCGCAGATCGATGATCGGCTGGATCATTTCATCAGGCACCAGTGACGATGTGCTGGACGTGGTACCCGTCATGACGCGAACGTCATAATCCCGACACCAGCGAGCAGCATTTTCATCACCCATCAGGACGGCGCGAGCCCACATGCCGGCACGGTATGCCTGCTCCAGACTCTGCTCATCGTGATTGAATGCCTTGAGCTTACCGACACGCCGCTGGTGATTCATGCTGACGTGACCGCCGTAGCTGTTGGCCTTGGTCTCGGCACGCGCCTCGATGACATCCAGCGCCTCGCGGGTGAACTCATCAACGCTCTTGCCGCCGGCAATGGCCTCATCTGCCTTCTCGCGCAGATACGGGAATTTCTTGACGACCAGATCAATCTCACCGCGGCGCTTGGCCTCGGCTGCGCGGACCTGACCTTCAATCTTTTCCTGCGTGGCCTTGTCGTCGGCCGCCTTCTGCTCCTCGGCCCTCTTTGCCTCAGATGCCTTGCGCTCTTCCTCCTGCTTGGCTTCCGCGGCTTTATGCTCTTCCTCTTTCATATCGTTATCCTCGTGTTCGTTCATGTTTCTGCCGACGCCGACAGTGGCATCAGCAGGTACAGCCACCAGAGAGTTCTCAAGTGGCTCCCAATCCGTTACGCGGTATGTTGGGGGCCCGTCGTCGCTCTTGCTCTCAAGTACCATGTCGTGGACCATGTAACCGACGCTGACCAGCGAACGGATACCATCGACCACATCCTGGAAGATTTCAGACGCCCTTACGCTCTTGCCGAATCTCCAAACGGCGCGTCCAACGCCATCCTTATCGATTCTTGCAGACTCAATAACCCCGACATGATCCCGCGTGTCGTGGTCTACCAGTACGGCAGCGCCATTGTTCAGGCGGCCAAGCCTGACGCTGGTTTTGCCGTGATCCAAAATTTCATACCCGAACCATCTCAGGTAGGGGTCCTCAGATGAGAAAGCCACTTCGACTGTGCGCTTTTCCTCATCAATCGCGCGCGTCTCAACGGACATGCTGCGCTCGTGCTTCTCGGACAGCCACTTGCTGCGCTGTTCTTTGGTAAGTGTTTTCATTGATCCACTCCGTATCGATTGGCTTGCAGTAAAGATAGCGCCAGGGCTACATCATCATCGTCATCTTCATCGACCAAGCCACTGCCTGGTATTTGGCCCCTGCTGTAACCTTGAAAGAATATGAACCATCCCGGACCCATCGGGGTCTGATCTTGTGGAATAGACATTACGACTCATACCAGAACATATTTGCTGTGCCACGGGATGTCCCGCCGCCGCCCTTGTTGTTTGTGATGCGGATCAGGTATTTCGTATCCACTTTCAGATTCCACTCGTTGGATGCCTCACTTCCTAGCGCACCCGTCTGCTTAGACGCTGGAACCAGGATCGGCTCAAGCAATGTCCCTTCCTGACCCGGCGTGATTGTTGGGCCACTGTATATCTTCAGGTCCGCTGTATTGGTCGAGTTCCTGTTGTTGTTGAACGGCACGACTTCAGTGCCGTCATCTGTGGTCACCGTCCCCTCATAGAAATCTATATCGAATGGCCCACCATCAAGAGCGACTGCCATGTACCTATAGTGCGGGAAATTGCCCGCAGGATTAACCCCTAGGAAATCTATGCTATTGCCCGGCGCTACATCGTTGAGGATAAATCTGGCCCCCAACGTATAGCCATAGCCTTTGTGGATTTGCAGATGTTCCTGGTCAATGACACCCACTGCGCCGCTGTATTGGTCTACATAGGCGATAACACCTTCTTCGCTGGCCAGCATGTAGACAGGATAATGAATGCCACCTATTTCAATTGTTTTTACAGGAATAGCATTCGGTGCCCTACCTGGGTTGACCTTTACATTATCAACCATCCTTGATGTCCGCCTTAATGATATTGCCTTCCTTGTCGCGCTGGAATGTCACCTTGCGCTTGCCCTCTGGAACCTCGACATTGTTCTCGATTGTCACGTTCGGCGTCTCGACATTGTTGCTAACATCGACCTTCACATCCGGCACAGGCTGCGTCGGTACATCAATTTGATTATCCACATTCACAATCGGCGCCTTCTGATCCGGTACATGGATATCATTCTGCACATTGACGACCGGCGGATCTTGCTTCGGTACATTCACTACCACGGAGTCCGCGCGCTCTACAGGTTTTTCTTTCAATTCCTTAACCTGCTTGACTATCTTGTCTGTGCCCTCGCGTGAATCAAGCCTGTCGGATAGCCTGTCCAACCTGACGACAACCTTTTCCAGATCGGCCCCTTTATCTCCATTGTCATCGGGTGGCGGTGGTTCAGGATTCGCCGCAACAGAATCAGGCGATATCCCCATTTCCTCAAGTTTCTCGCGCTCGGTCTTTATTTCAAGGAACACGTCATCAGGGTCGGCGCCGGTTTCCCGGATGACACTGGATATGCTGCGTACCCGCGCATCGATGGCCTCGCGGTTCGCCTTGATGTCCTTGAGCGGATCGACCCATGACCAGCGCCGCGCCTGCCAGGTGGCGGCATTGAACTTGTCATATTTTGAAAACGGCAATGGTGCGCCGGTCGGGAACGTGATCTGGCGCGACAGCAGCTGATGCGCCAGCCATTCCGGGTAGATATTGGCGTTGAATCCCTCAATCAGCCACTGCTGCAGGACCATCCACATATCGCGTTCTTCCAGGACACCAGCGCGTGCGCTTGAGAAGTTCACGCCCTCGAGGTCCGATGCGAACGTGTGATAGGCGACACCCAGGCCGCCAGCCATACCGCGCAGCATCGCCTTGTTGAAGGACTCGAACTGCTCGTGCGGATAGGTCGGGTTCCACGATTCAAGCGATGTCCCGTCCGCCAGCTGGTCGAATGTGCCGGGCTCTGCATCCGTTATGGTATTGCCGGCGCTGTCTACATCATCACCCGCGTAGCTTTCACCGTCCTGGCTGACAAAAAAGCCCATCTTGGCTGCGCCCACCCGGGAGGCCACGATCGCCGCCTCACGGTATCCACCCAGGTCATAGAGCGACACCATGGCCGCGTGCATCCACGGCACGCCGCGGGTCTGGTGCGGTCTCAGGGGAACAAACAGATGGACAATCTCGCTGGCCGGCACAATCTCGTGGTCCCGCGTCTGGCGTCCGGCAGCCTGGCGGCCACGCATATCCCCCGGGTGCTTTTTCAGCAGGTAATAATTGACTGCCCTGCCCCACTTATCCAGCCCGACACCCATGCGGATCGAGGTGCCGTCCGGGTTTTCCTTATTCAATTTGTGGTCCAGGTAATCGGCCTCAACCAGCTGCAGCGCCCAGCCGTGAGCGTTCTTGTAGCCGGGTATCTTCCTGAACAGGATTTCACCATCACGCGCCGTAGTCTCGACGATCAGCCGCTCGATGTCGGCACGCGACAGACGGCCTGTGACATCGCAGTTACCTCGCATTGACCACTTCTTGAAATGCGACTCGATCACCGCATTGGCGATAGTGTCTAGCGTGCCATCGCCATCCGTCGCCCGGTTCTGCAGGGTAATGCCTGTCGCGCCGACGATATTCGTACGGCACTGGTGCAGGAAGCGCCGGGCATATTCATTGTTGGCGCACAGATCACGCGACCGGGCACGCAGATACGGGAGCTGTATCTGCAGATCGCGGTCGATGGACGTGTTCAGCCGGTTCCAGGAGGATGTCAGCCGATTGAAGTCCGCCGCCGAGAATGTCTTGACGCGACGCTTTCCGCTGCTGCGGACGCCCTGTTTCTTAAATGGCCACATCAGAATCGCACCAGTACACGGCCACTGTGGCCTTTCCCGTTCTTAATCCGCTCCTTTCTAAGTTCGCTCGCATATTCCGCCTTGTAGTCCTTTCTCATTTTCCTTAACTCAGTCAGTGGCGTGCGTGACAGGGACCGGCCATTGATCGTGTAGCTTTCCTGGTCCTTGGTGGCTCGGCTCTCGATGACGGCCTCGATGGCCTCAAGTACGATCTTGACGTGGCTGCGCGGGTCGGTGGTCGCCGCGTCCCGGTTGGCGACAACCTCGAACGTCCCCTCGTCCACCGTGACCCGTTCGGAATCCGCCGTGCGCGTGATGTACGCCTGCCAGTGGTAGACCCCGGCGGTATAGGTGGCGGTCGTCGCGGAGGCCACTTCGACGATGTAGTCGCTGCCGGACTCGCTGGCGGTGATCCCGATTTCAGTCGCGCCAGTGCCTTCGAGGCGGGCAGAATAAGACAGCGCATAGCTGGCCGGCGGATAGTCGGACCCCAGGTCGGTGCGCTTCCATGCCCAGCGATCGCCGGCTATCAGTTCGACTGGCTCGGTCTCGGGGTAATTTGCGGAGTCGAAAAGATCAGTCAAAATTTATCCCCATGTCTGGTAATAAAAAACCCGCTTGAGGCGGGTTTGTCTGGAATGGTTTGTGGTGCTTGTCTACGGGTTTCTGGCAATCCGCTTCATCTCTTGGACGTTGTTGAGGTTCATCTTCTACCCGACTCCTGTGGCTACAAGCGTAGTGATGAGGGCTTCTTTAATCACCATCCACCTGCAACCAGTGCGTCATACCAGACATCGGCAGCCCTTTCGACCCACTTGGAATTCATGTGCGCCGTGTCATATAACTCAACCCCTTCGCCAAAAGATGAGTATAAATCAGCACCAGCTATTACATTTGAATTGCCGGAATAAGTCGCCAGCGCGGCTGTCAATCCAGGTTTGAGGGAAGTGGCATAGGCAGTCCCGGTTTCATCTGGAGTGTAGGAAGATAAACCGATTGCCACTTTAATATTATTGGCGAGATAGTAATTAGTAGCCGCCTCCAATAATCCCTGCTGTACGTCGGGATCAGCTGCGACAGCTGCAACTTGTGAATCAGCCTGTCCTGTCGAGATAAATACCCATTTTTCGTCATAACCGCTTCTTGCAGTTAACTGCGCAAGTGTATTCGCATGATGGGAGTTTGTATCCCAACTCCCGTCTGTATGAATTAATGAGATAGAACCATCATTACCGTTCCAGTGATTCCATAAGCCTGTACCGCCCTTTGCTGTGTTTCTTACCCTCGCCCATATCCCTCTTTCCTTCATTAGGCGACTTGTCAATAGCGGCCACCATGTACCGCCTTCTGTGCTGTCGCCTTCCGGTGGGATTGGATCAGTATTCGGCGGGCCGTAAACAGGAGCGTACATGGATAACGTTGTACCGTCCTGTAGCCTTGCTCTACCCCTTTCGTTGGACTGACCAACAACAGCGATAAGAACTTTTTTGCTTATCGTCGGCTTTAGATAACTCATGGATTGAATTCATCAGCCGTCAAAGGATAGAAGGGACGAGCATGGAGAAGATTCACAACCGTCTGGATATTGGATGGTTGACCTCCCGTCCACACCAGGCAATGAACATCACGCATCTTGCAGGATGCACAGATACCACCCGACGCGTCCTGCCCTATCCATAATCCCTCTGTAGCGGGCTGCGTTGAAGCACTGGCTCCACTGGCATCGGCGTCTTCCTCAACCGCGACAGCATCATAATATATATCAAACGTTTCCGTAGAGCCATCAACAACAACCGTAACGGAATGCTCTGCGCCATCACTTAGATCACCGCCTACAAATGAACCTGTCTGCGCGGCAGAATCAGTCGTTCCCTGAACCGACATACTTACATCATCTGCCGTGGACTCGACCTGTATCCTGAAGCCCGCATTTGAAGTATTGTGCGCCCTGTATGTCCCGATGATCCCTTCCTGCGCGGCGGTATCCATTGACTTTATACGCGCATGGACGATCATCGACTGTCCGGCTTTCATATCCCACTGAAACTTGGCATTTGGTACTTCAAATCCGTTGTTTGTGCTTTTGGCGAAAGATGCCCACCCCGGTTCGCTCCACAGCCCCCTTGCCATAGACCCTGTGCCGGTCGCTCCCGGTGTGTTAAGAACATTACCGGCATAATCCTTTAAGGTCATGGTCGTGGAAAGCGGGATAGTATTCACCCTGAACGCCAAACCATCGAGCGTCG